AGCGGCGGTTAAAATACCTGGCCCAGGCCGTTGACGCCATATCGGCGGTATATTCCAATCTTCCCGAAGCGAAAAAAGAATTGGTCCGGTTGAGGTACTGGGATAAACCCCAACGATACACTTGGGAAGGGATCGCCTTGGAAATCAAAATCAGTCGCCGGCAGGCCCTAAGATGGCGCAATGAAATTATCTACCAGATTGCGCGCCGGCTTGGCTGGATGTAAATGGCACGAAGATGTCACTTTTCAAGAGTAAAAATGATTTACTATGATATCGGGACCATTGGATGAGATGGTGGGACGTATTGAGGAGAAAAAAACAGCTCAATATGTGGGTACACCCTACCATCTCATCTTTCATGGTCTCTCTTTCCGACAGCCGACCAGGGGACGGGAACGCTCCCTCAAAAAAACCGTGAACGCGCATTCCTCCCCCGTCCCCCGACAACAAAGAGGGGAGAGAAATTCTTCCCTCTCTTGAAATATATTGTCATAGATGGTATAATCTCCACAGCTTTAAGAGTACCCTTGCCTTGCGCACTGCTTATGCGGTGCGTTTTTCATTTTGGTGGTGATAGACATGGCGAAGATGGGCCGGAGACCCAAAACTGAGGAATGGTTGACCGAGGAAGGCCTTTTAAAGCTGGAGGGATGGGCCAGGGACGGGTTGACCGATGAACAAATAGCCGCCAACATGGGCATTGGGACGAGTACCCTTTACCGGTGGAAGAACAAACACCGGGAGATCCGGGAGGCCCTAAAAAAGGGGAAAGATGCGGTTGACCGCGAAGTGGAGAACGCCTTACTCCGGCGCGCGCTTGGGTACACCTACAAAGAAGAGGCCGTCACGAACAAGGGCGAAGTGGTGGAGATCACCCGTTATGAACCGCCGAACGTGACGGCCATCATCTTTTGGTTGAAGAACCGCAAACCGGACGTTTGGCGCGACAAACAGGACATCAACCTGAAAGGGGGCGTCAACCAAAAGGTGGTGGTCCGCTTTGGCGGGGAAAAACCGGCGGATCCCGGGGGTGACGGCGGGTGATAGAGGTTGAATTGTACACGCCGCACGCCGGCCAATGGCCGCTCCACAACAGCAAGGCGCGGTTCCGGATTGCCACCTGTGGCCGGCGGTGGGGGAAGACCCTGGCCTGTACGAATGAGTTGGTCAAGTATGCAATGGAAAACCCGGGGGCAGTCACCTGGTGGGTGGCTCCCACCTACCAACAGGTGATGATCGCCTGGCGTCTCCTGTTTAAGTACTTTGAGCCGCTTATCCAGGACGACAACAAGGGGGAGAAGTGGATCCTGTGGGTGACAGGGGCCACCACCTTCTTTAAGTCAACGGAACGCCATGACAACCTCCGGGGGGAGGGCGTCAATTTCATGATCATAGATGAGGCGGCGGACGTTCCGCCAGACGCCTGGTTTGCCAGTCTCCGGCCCACCCTCTCCGATACCATGGGGCGGGCCATTATCGTTGGGACGCCCAAGGGAAAGAATTGGTTTTTTCAGGAGTGGAGCCGGGGGCAAGATCCGGAGTATCCCGAGTATGAATCCTTCCGCTTCCCAACCGCCTCCAATCCGTATATCCCGCCGGAGGAGATCGAGTTTGCGCGCCGGACCCTGCCGGCGGATCTTTTCCGGCAGGAGTACGAGGCCGAGTTTTTGGAAGATGGAGCGGGAGTTTTCCGGGGGATCCGGGCCTGTATTGATGGATCCCTGGAGGATCCCAAGCCGGGCAAAGAGTATGTGATTGGCTTGGACCTGGCGCGTTACCAAGACTACACGGTGGCCATCTGTATGGACCAGGAGACCGGCCACGTGGTGGCCTACGACCGGTTTAATAAAATTGATTGGGGCTTCCAAATGGACCGCGTCCAGGCCATGGCCGAGAGATACAATGACGCCGTGATATGGTTTGACGCCAACAGTGTGGGGGATCCCCTGGCCGAGGAGATGAAGGCGCGCGGCCTGACCATTGAACCGTTCAAGATCACACCCACCACCAAGGGCCAATTGATCCAGCTACTGGCGGCCAAGATCCAACAGGGGGAGATCTCTTATCCCGAGATCCCGGAGCTTATCGCCGAATTGTCCATGTTTGGGTATGAGATCCTTCCCTCCGGTCATATCCGGTACAGCGCGCCGCCTGGGCACCATGATGACATGGTGATAGCCCTGGCCCTGGCCACCTGGGGCAAGTTTAACCAGGTGCAACCGCGCGTCCGGGTGGTGGACATTGGCGGGGCCGCTCCGGAGGGACGGACGCCGCTTCACACCCAATGGTAACAAAATTTTGGTTTTGTGAATATGAGAGGAAATCCATTCCAGCCCGAAAAACCGCGTCGTTATGCGGTTTTTCGCGTTTTTGCTTCCCGGGAATCCCCCGAAGAGTAACAAAAGAAGGGGATTCCTATTCCGATACTGCATGAAACCATTCAATCTTTGAATGAAAACCCGGGGAGGGGGTGACCTATGATTAACCGATTGCGGCGCATGTGGAGGCGGGAGCGGCGGGTGGCCACCGTCCAGATCAATACGGTGATCCAAGACGCCTATTTACCGGGGTTTGAACATGTCCGGCGGGAGTTGGAGCGGTACAAATCCGCCGTGACACCCATGGACATGGACGCCCAAATGGCGGGGGAACCGGTCCCCTTCAACCTCCGGGTCAACCTGGATGTGTTGGGGGCGGTAAACTGGGTGTATGACTGTATCCGGGAGATTGTGAACAACGGGAAGCGCGTCCCCCTCCGGGTGTATGCGGAAGGCGGGACGGAGGAGATCCGGCGAAACGCCTTGGCCAAGTTGATCCGCCAGCCCAACCCTTGGATGACGCGCCGGCAAATGGTGGCGTCCCTCTTGTTTTGGCTTGAGACCACCGGGAACGCCTACGTATGGAAGGCAGGAGCAAAAGAGAATGGCCGACCAAAGGCCTTGTTTATCCTGGATCCGCGCCGCGTCCAGGTGATCCCGGCGGAGGATGGAACGCCGGCAGGATACCTATATACACCCGGGGGCAAGCCGCATCAATTGAAGGAGGAGGAGGTGATCCATCTAAAGGGGTTGGATGATCCGGACAATCCCTTTTACGGGACGTGCGCGCTTCAATTGATGCGCGGCGTTCTTCAATCGGAGTCTTACCGGCAACGGTATGACCTTACGTTCTTTGAGAACGGCGCGCGGTTGTCCGGGATCTTTAAGGCCCCTCAGAAGTTGGCGGACAATGTCTTTAAGCGGGTGAAACAAGAGATTGTTACCTTGTTTACCGGTGTAGACAACCACCACAAGGTGGGAGTCTTTGAAGAGGTGGACTTCCAACCCTTGGGCCTGTCCCAAAAAGACATGGATTTTGTCGCCTTGGCGCGCTTCAACCGGGACCGGATCTTGGCCGCCTTTGGCGTTCCCCGTACCTGGTTGGGCTTGTCGGATGACGTGAACCGGGCTACGGCGGAAGTGGAGGAAAACTTGTTTTGGGACAAGATGAAAAGCCGCCTTGATGACATCCAAGAACAGTTAACCCTTGGCCTGGTCGAACACTTTGGCCCATATGAGTTGAGGTTTGATGAAGTGGGCCGGAAGAACATGGCGGCATTGGTCCAGGTGGCCAAGACCATGGCGGAAACCGGTGTTTACACCATCAATGAGATCCGCGCGGCCACCGGACATGAACCCATCCCGGGGGGAGACGGATGGGCCGCCGTCCAGGCCAGCCAACCGGCGGGGGCCGGTGGGCAGGAGGAGGAAGGCCAAAAGGCCGAGGATCCCCGGCCTCCCCGGGCCTTGATAAACCGGTTTGAGTCCCAACGGGAAAACTTCATTCAACAGATGATCAGAAAACACGCGCCGCGAATCCGGCGTTTTTTTGATGCGCAAGAGCGGCGCGTCAAACGGGTGATCCAGGTGGGCGGGAAGGCGGAGGATGACTACCAGTTTACCGCCGAGGAAGTATGGGACCAGGTGACGGAAGACCTGGAGCTTACCGCCTTACTTACTCCCCTCCACCTGGAGGTGATGAAATACGCCTATGCGCTGGCGTCCGAGTTATTTTTTGACGAGGACCGCCGGTTTGATGTGACCTCCCCGGGTGGCCAGGCGATTATGCGGGCGATTGGCCAGAAGATCACCCGCATAAACGAGACCACCCGGGACGCTGTCCGGGAGGTGGTAATGAAGGGGATGCAACACGGTTTGTCCATTGAACAGATCGCCGAGGGAGACCCAGGGGTGGAGATTGACGGGAAACCTTATCCCGGGGTGGCCGGCGTGTTTGCGGATGCGCGAGGCCGGCGCGCGGAGACAATCGCGCGCTCCGAGACGGCGGACGCTTACAACATGGCCACCCTGCAAGCCTACGAGGATTTTGGGGTGACCCAAGTCTATGTCATGGATGGGGTGGACTATGATGAGGATTGCCGGAAGGCCAACGGATCCACCTGGCCAATGGAGAAGGCCAAGAAAAACCTGAAAGAACACCCCAATTGCCGGCGCGCTTTTGCTCCGGTAATCCTGGGCGAAAAGTCCCTTTCTGAACAATGGCGAAAGGGGGGAGTCGATTGGCTGGAGTCCAAACTAGAGATCCTGGAAAAACAGAGTCCCAAAGCATGAGGGAAAGGGAGTTCCAATCCTGGACGCCTTTCCAAAAGGCCGCCGTGGAGGAAGATGGCCATCTCTATATTGAGGGATACGCGGCCACCTTTGGCGAGGTGGATTATCACGGGGAGATCCTTTCCCCCAATGCTTTTGACGATACCTTGGAGGAGTACCTAAAAAACCCGGTGGTCCTGGCCGACCACACAAGGAAGACCTCCCACGCCATTGGCCGGGTGGTCAAACATGCCATTGACAACCAAGGGCTTTGGGTACGCGTGAAAGTAAGCAATGCCAAAGATGAATTTACATCCATGATTCGCGATAAGATCCGGGAGGGGATTATCACCGGCTTTTCCATTGGCGGAAAAATGTTGTATCACCAGGGCACTCCGATTATCCAGCGGGTGAGACTGGAGGAAATATCCGTCACCCCCTCCCCGGCCATCAAAGGCGCACAGTTTGGGGTGGTTATGAAAAAGGTGGCGGAAGAGATCCGGCGGGAGGCGGACGGTGAGAAAGCGGCCAACGGAGCCATGGATCTTCCCTTGGCCGACCGGTCCGTAGAGTGGGACGGAGACGCCGCCGTTAAGGAGTTGAGACGGTGGGCGTCCAGTGATGGATCCGGGGATAAGGATAAAATGGACTGGGCCAAATACCGCCGGGCCTTCTTTTGGTATGACGAGAAGGACCCGGAAAACTTCGGGAGCTATAAATTTCCCTTTGCCAGGCCGATTAATGGCCGGTTGATGGCCATCCCCCGGGCCATATTCGCCGCCGCGTCCATTCTCCAAGGAGGGCGGGGTGGAACCAACCTGCCGGCGGAGGCCCAAGAGGCCATCAAACGAAAGGTTGAAGCTTATTACCGCAAAATGGGGGAGACTCCCCCTTGGAAGGAAGGAAAGAAAAGCGAAGAGGAAAAACCCGAGATCCCGAGTTTCCGGGATCTTTTGCTTGAAGTCTACAAAATCAAAGANGAGGTGATAAGGGATGCCTGGAAAAGAGCAAATGGGATCTAACNANCAATTGTTGGAGATGGTCCAGGAGCTTCANAAGAAGGTGAACCAATACGAAGAGCGGGAAGCAGAAAGAGAGCGTCAAAAGCGNGCGGAGGCAATGGTGGAGAAGGCCGAAAAGGTGGCCGAAGAAAAGGCGCGCCAAATGATCGAAGTGGAAGAAGCGGAACACAAGATTTATCAAGAAGCGGTTAAACAAGCGATTCCCAAGAAGTATGAGGAATTGAAGGCGCAACGGGAAGAGGCGCGGAAGTTGTTGGGCGGATTCAATGTCCGGCCTACTTCCTTTGAAGTCTATAACCAAAAGTCNGTGGAACGCGAGATGTTGGCCCTGCTCCAAGGCCGCGTCTCCAAACTGGAATATGAAGAGTATCGGACCAAAGCCCTGGCCGGTCCGGCTTTCAGCTTGGAAGATGCGGCGTGGAACCCGACCGGAGCGGCGGCGGAAGCTTTGCGGTTGGTCTCCAAGATGGGGGGAGCCTGGCAAGCCTTCCGCCGGGTGGACATGACGCAAAACCCCATGAAAGTCCCCGCGACCATTCGCGCCGTGCCGGCGAAGATCCAGGGCCGGCACCTGAAAGGGAATGAAATGTCCGTGCCGACCAATGACAAGATTGGCGGGACGGCCACCCTGGACGCCAAATTGATCATGAGTTACTACCCGTATGACCGGGTGATGGCCGAAGATTCCGGGCCGTCTGTGGCCGGCGAGGTATTTTATGCCGTCACCCAAGGGATGGTGGCTGAGCGTGAAAACTATATTCTGAACGGGGACGCCGGCGATGAGGCGGATGTGGGCCTGTTGGCGACGGCGAAAGATACGGCCAGCGGGATCCAAACGTGGAAGGACCTTGTGTCCGCTTGCGCGTTGCTGGATGAATTGGCGGCCAACCCCATGGAATTGGTGTTAATTGTTGGTGTGCAAACTTACTTCAACGTTCTCTTTAACTGGGAAGAAGTGAAAAACAAGGATTACACCAACAATCCGGTAACGGTGGATGGCCGGGTGACCACCATCAACGGGATTGCCGTCTATGTGTCCAGCGGGATCCCCGCACCGGTTTTCGACGGCACGTCCACCTATACCCAAAAAGCACTTTTGGGCCACCGTCGCGCCGCCGTCCTGGGTGACCGCCGGTCTGTGACCATTGAGACCGAACGGCGCGCCAAATCGGACAGCTTTGACGTGGTCGGGTCTACCCGGGTGGCCTACGCGCCGGCGGCGGAAGACGGGACCGGATTGGTGGAGCTTGAGTTTGCTTGGCAGTAAAGGGGGGCAACCGTCCCCCCTTATTTCATAGGGGGTGAAACCGTTGAAGCTGAAATATAAGGGAAGATCCACCTTCCATATCCCCGGGAAACCGCCGATTACCGCCGGGGATGTGGTGGAGGTGGACGACACCCGGGGGCGTCTCCTGTTGGCCGCCAACCCGGAGCGGTTTGAGAAAGTGGAACCCCCCAAGGAGAAGAAGGCCAAGGCCAAGGGGGATTAAAACATGGCGGATCCGTTGGACCTGGTGACCCTTGAAGAGGCGCAAGAGGCCTTAAAGACGACGGAGGATCTTTCCGCCGCCATTACCCGGGTGAGCCGGATTATCCGGGAGTGGATTGGACCTATCATCCATGAATCCATCCAGGAACACCTGGACGGGGGAGCCTCCCATCTTTTCCTGACCTACTATCCGGTTGTACCCGGAACGGTGACGGTTACTGACCGGTACACCGGCGCACAAGAGACGGCCATCTTTGTTTTTGAAGATGGCGGGATGGTGGAACACGAGAGATACGACCGGTGGCCGTCCGGCGCGCGCCGCTTCCGCGTGGAATATATGGCGGGATACGCGGCGGACGTGGCNAGCGTACCCGCCGGCATTAAAAAGGCCGTGTTTATTATGCTCCGGCAGGAGA